CGCACTCCGGCAATTCGCACTCAAACCCGTTCCATTTAATGGCTTCAAAATCGGCGGGTTGATACACCGGCGTTATCGGCACTGCTGTTGCTATTTCCGTCATTGGTGTATTCTGATGGCGTGGTGTTAACGCAATTTTGAAACTATTTGTAAATTGCGTCCTTTGTTTATATTCATTTCATTCTAAAATATTTTTTATCATGGGTTGTAGAGATACATTGGATACATTATTTGGATTTTTACATTTTTTTGCATTTTTTCGTTATGTGATTTCTCCGATGACCTTTTGGACACCGCTTTCTATGAGTTTTGTACTTTTCAATCAAAAATTCAATCAGTTTTGCATCTGGCACATCCTTCGGACGATTTGTCGTTTTTTTCCAGTTCAACAACGTTTTTCGGGTGAAATGTTGATGATTGTTTTCATCCCTCGTCAGTCCATTGTGTTCATACAAATATTCAATGCTGAACTTGGTGTTCGGATATCCCTCGTTTAGTTCTTTGCTAAATATTTCAATTGAAAAATCATTTGCCGTTGGATCCATTTTTTTATATTCGTCAGTGAGATCCAGAAAATATCGCTTCTGTCCGTTGTATGTTTCAAAACGCCCAATCCCTTGATCCGCCAAATGTGCCAATTTATTCCACTCAGTCTTTTCCATGATCACGTCTAGGTCGCTAATCTCACGATAACGCCGAATGCCATACGATCCAATGATGACATACTTGTTTTGGTTTATGTTGCAACTATCCACAATCAATTTTAGTATGTCCGATAATTTATTTGATTTGGTTGCATGTGGAAGGGTTACAATGCGAATGATTTCATCATTCAATGACATTATGAAAATGTGAATATATTATAAATGTAATATTATAAATGTACAAATGTACAAATAAATGCATGCGTATCTGGGGCGAAATAAAATATTTGAAAAATGGCTTAAACACACCGTTGCATTCTAACACAGCGTAGAAGCATATAATAATGACCGCACCCAACCCGACGACACCAGAATCACCCCCCGGCCGAGAATTTGAGGCGTGGGAAGACATTCCCGATTTGAACCCGCAGCTCATGCGCGGCATATACGGCTACGGCTTTGAAAAGCCCAGCCCCATTCAGCAAAAATCCATTCTGTCCATCATGGACGGCCGAGACGTCATTGCCCAAGCGCAGTCGGGCAGCGGCAAGACGGGCGCGTTCGCCACCGGCGCGCTGAACCGAGTGCGCTTGGACCTGAAGCAGCCGCAGGCGCTGATCATCGCACCCACGCGAGAGTTGGCCAAGCAGATTCATGACGTGGTCAAAGATTTGGCCGCCCAAATGGTGGGGCTCAACGTGCAGCTGCTCATTGGCGGCACTTCCACCGAGGACGACGTGGCCGACCTGAAAGCCAACGGACCGCAGGTCATCATCGGATGCCCCGGCCGCGTGCACGACATTCTGCGCCGTCAGCCGGCAATCGGGCGCGGAATGCAGCTGCTCGTGCTGGACGAAGCCGATGAAATGCTGTCGGCCGGATTCAACGAGCAAATTTACAACATTTTCCAGCAGTTGAACACGAGCGTGCAGGTGTGCTTGTTCAGCGCGACCATGCCGCCCGAGTTGCACACGCTGTCGGACAAGTTCATGCGCAACCCGGTGCGCATCCTAGTAAAAAGCGAGATGCTGACGCTGGAGGGCATCAGTCAGTTTCACGTGGCATTGGAAACGGACCACGACAAATACGCCACGTTGAAGGACTTGTTCACGCGCATTTCCGTGTCGCAGTGCATCATTTATTGCAACAGCATTCGGCGCGTGAGCGATTTGGCGGAAGCAATGACGAACGACGGGTTTCCCGTGTGCTGCATTCACAGCGGCATGGAGAAGGACGTGCGCGACAAGGCGTACAGAGATTTTCGCAGCGGGCAGCACCGAGTGCTCATTTCATCCAACGTGACGGCGCGCGGCATTGACATCCAGCAGGTGAGCACGGTCATTAATTTTGACATGCCGCGCGATGTGCACACGTACTTGCACCGCATTGGGCGGTCGGGACGCTGGGGTCGCAAAGGCAGCGGTGTAAATTTTGTTACGCGGCGTGATTTCCGCAAACTGAAGGAGATTGAGTCGTATTATGGCACCACCATTCCGGAGCTGCCCGCCAATTTCGGGCTGGCGTGAATTAAGCAAACCCCATTCCCTAGTGAAAAATAATTAAATTCACGTAATGTAAACCGAATTTAATTTAACGTTTTGTAACATTTGTAACGTTTTGTAACATTTGCATTTGATGCCCGTCATGCTGTTGCCGTTTTTACCATTGACCACCGTGATAATGAGCATATTTGTAATCACGTCCGTGAAATTCACCAAATTTGAATGCGTGGACCTCGTGAACGACACGCTGGATTGTGACGTGTGCTGGTGCTATGAAAACAGCGGGGTTAGATGCTGTTGCTGCACGGTTTGCCATGATGATGCAGACGACGAGCACGATCCACGCAATCCCGCCGATTGCAGCGACGTTTATGACGACTCATCCGAATCATTTCATGCCTACGCTAAAAAGTCGTGAAACAATTTGTCCACGTGCATGGGCAAACGCTGCGGGTTATACAAGTAGCAGTTGCACTTGCCGTCGGCGTGATAACTGCCGTAGCGATTGCCGCCGCCGCAGTTGCAGTACCCGGGAGCGGGCTGCATGGGATCCGGCGTGAACATGCACCAATCTTTCGGGTAGCCTTGCTCCACGCACGCCGACCAATTTTCATACCCCTCTTCCAATGACGCTTGCTGTTTGTAATTGTAACGCGCAATGTAGTAAATCATCATCACGAACATGCCCCATTTTATCCATTGGGTCGGTATGGACCACATGGGTTTTTTTTTGATTTATACACGTAATGCAATATTTTATTTTTTTATGTACATTGGTTCAACCGATTATTTTAAAAAAATTATTGATGAGTGTTTTTTTAGATTTTTTGGATTTGTTTACCTTTCTCGTTTTTTTTACTTTGATGGGGCTTTTCGCTACGCTTTTCGCGGGGCTTTTCGCGGGGCTTTTCGCTACGCTTTTCGCGGGGCTTTTCGCTACGCTTTTCGCATTTGGCGACCGTTTCACGGTGAGTTTATGTTTTTTGATGTCGTACGCATGTTCAAAGTACTCCATGGGGGAATACTTCAAAAACCATTCGTCGTATTCAGGATCGTTGCGTTTTAGCTGCTGATATTTTTGTGCTTTTTCGGCCTTGACGTCGTCCAACGTTTCCTGTTTTCCGTAGCACGTTATACCGAATCGCCGCAGCAACCCAGTTTGGTTCATCCGGTTTCGCTGCTGAATGTCGTACAAATGCTTGCACATGCACAGAATGCGTTCCACGTCGTAATACGGCTTGTCCGTGTAAATCATGGCCAAATACAGGCTCAACATCGTGTCCGTGCTGGCAATGCGCACTCGGCGTTTGCCCGATTGAATCACATTGTAACTGTGGCACGCAATCGGTTTGTAAATGAACGCAACTGACACTTTGTTCACTGACATTTCGTAGTGCTCGGGCACAATTTCGCCGATGCCCGAGTGCTTGGTGACAATTATGCCCGTAAAGTCGTTGTCTTCCAGACGCTCCTTCACCTTGCCCGCAGTAGCTTCCGGATTCATGGACAGCACGTCAAAGTGCGGAATTTGCGCAAACAACGCCTTCTCCGATTTCGGCAGGTATCGCGCGTACTGCGAAATGGCGTACCCCCCGAAAAACACCAAGTCTTCGTCTATGAACGCGTTCCGCACTGTGCGGAATAAGCGCACTTCCGCGGGCTCGTCTTTGCGCGCTGCATCCTCAATTTCGTGCGCCGTGGGACTTTTAATGAATTTGGGTTTGTTGGCGCCTTTGGCGCCTTTGGGTGTTTGAAACGGCAGCCTCGTTTGATCTGGGCTGCAGCCCTCCGCCTTTAACGGGTGGTGCTTGTTCAACAAAGCCAGCCGTTTGCTCACCTTTTCCCAGCGCGACACGTCGCCTTCCGGCCGCGAGAGCTCTAAATACATGCCCATGCGCAACAAGTTCGGCGGCGCATACCGGATGCCGTCCACTTTGATCGCGTCCGCCTGAATGTTCTTGAACAGCGTCGGGTCCAGCTGCGTGATGTCTGCGATGCCCACGAAATTGACGAACACCTTGTACGTGCCGTGGTGCATGCCCGACTTGGCCTCCACCTCCGAGAACCCGTTCTCGTAAAACTCGTCGGCCAGATCCTTCGCGTGCTCCAACGCGTTCGGCGAATAAAAATCGTAATCGGGAATCTCCGTCTTTTTGTCGTAGAACTGCGCTAGTTCCGGCAAAATGTTGTTGATGGCCGTGCCACCGTAACACACCAGCTCGCGCTTCTTTATGAAGCGCTCCACAATTTCAATAATATCTTTTATTTTAGGGTCGCTCGTTTTTTTGGCGCCGATTTTGGCCCCAATGGTTTCAACCGCCTGCTTCACCAGCTCCTGCTCCAATTCATCCAACGTTTTGGTTTGGGCATTGGAACTATTTTCGTATTTGTCTTTCATATATTGCACAATTATGTCATTATGTATTAATGACATTATTATTTATTGATCCCACCCCGTTTCGTTGCTTTTTAAGCATTCAGTCCTTTAATATTTTTGCAGCATGAGTATTCATCCACGATTGCATAAATGACGCAATGGCCGTGGATGCCAGTAAAAAGAACGCCGCGCTAAACACGATTGTGCGGTCAAACGCAGTAAACTCGTTACTCGTGGTCCACGGATTGAACCGCACCAGCAAAAACCCAATTATAAAATATTTTAACACCGCATTTAGAGTATCCAAATAGGCCGGTGCCACAGTGACAATGCCTAGCAGCGCTATCGTATACAACCCGTACCAAGCATACAGTACTACATAGTAAAACCGTTTAATCCATTCATCATGTTGGGCCATAATATTGTCGCGTTTAAACATTCGTAATATTATTTATTTGTATTGTAAAACAGAGTGCAAACACATTTTGCATTGGTGCATTTATAACAATGAATTTAGAACTCTCCAAATTTGACATGCGCTCCATCAGCTTTAGGCACGACGAAAACAAGGGCCCCGTCATCGTCCTCATCGGCCGCCGTGACACCGGCAAAAGTTTCCTCGTTCAAGACCTCATGTTCCACCACCAAGACATCCCCATCGGCACCGTCATCTCCGGCACCGAAGCCGGCAACGGCTTCTTCGCAGCCCACGTCCCAAAGCTCTTCATCCACGACGCTTATAACACCGCCATCATTGAAAACATCCTCAAGCGCCAAAAAGCCGTCCTCAAACAAGTGAAAAAGGAGATTGAAACCTACAAGCGCTCCACCATTGACCCCCGCACCTTCGTCGTCCTAGACGACTGCCTGTACGACAACAAATGGACCAAGGACGTCATGATGCGGCTCCTCTTCATGAACGGGCGTCATTGGAAGATCATGTTAGTCATCACAATGCAATATCCGCTCGGTATTCCGCCCAATTTGCGCACGAACATTGATTACGTATTTATCCTGCGCGAGCCCTACATTGCCAATCGCAAACGCATCTGGGAGAATTACGCGGGCATGTTCCCCACGTTTGAGAGCTTTTGTCAAGTGATGGACCAGTGCACCGAGAATTTTGAGTGCTTGGTCATCAATAACAATGCGAAATCCAACAAACTGCACGAACAAATCTTCTGGTACAAGGCGCAACAGCACGGTCCGTTCAAGCTGGGGTCCAAGGAATTCTGGGAAATCTCCAAAGATCTGCACTCGGATGATGAAGAGGAGTCGTACGACCCCAAAAACTCCGGCAAAAAGGGGCCCAAAATCAACGTAAAAAAGAGCAAATGGTGAAAATTATAAGAATTGCAAATGATTTAAATGCAACAATGTGTTTATTATTCATAAAAGATGGATGCGGCACAAGTTGATTCTTTCGTTCCTGTTGGTACAGTGGACAAAGTGGAAACGGTGAAAAAAATTAACAAAAATTGCATACTTATGTATCACATGGGTGCAGGAGACGGATTCACAATGTATGCCGCAGTAATGCATTATCAAAAAATCTACGATGAGGTTAATATATTTTGTTTACATCGCTATAGACACACTTTTGCGCAACTTTACGAACCATATGCGAATGTGAAAGTTAACTTCGTTGACGATGTCGTTTTTCCTCATACAAATTTCATTACCAATTTGATTCTACAAACCTATAAACCACCACAAAGTTATTTAAAACCATTTGATTTGTTTTTATGTGGAAATTATCATTCTTTGTTTGAGGGTTCCAACGGATTTTGGGAAAGGTTTTACGATCATTTGCAGCTTCCATACACCATGAGATATGACTACACGCAAATCAATCGAAACAAAGAAAGAGAAATGAAATTGTACAATGATGTTGTTAGTAGACTTGGCGAAAAATACATTTTTCTGCATGATCATCGCAACCACAATGACAACAGCCATTTTTACATTCGGCCAAATATTTATGTTGAAAGTGAATTGCCAGTGTTTCATCCAAATTTTAACTATCACACAAATTCAGAAGACAAATATCATCATTTGTGGACACCTGACTTGATTTCAGACAATCTATTGGATTATTGCACATTGATCGAAAATGCCACTGAAATTCACATTAGAGATAGTGCCTTTTCATGTTTGGCACCATATCTTGACTTAAAGAATGTGAAAAAAAAATGCGTTTATTCTAACTATGACCTAGTTCATTATCACAATTCTTATGCACATGACTGGAACATTATTGATGACTATAAATAAAATGGGTTTAATAAAGAAAATTGATTTAGCATTTGTCAATTGATGAAAGTGGCAGTTTACCATGAACCTAGTCTCATTTTCAAGATATTACATTGGTTATTTGTTGTTCAACGTTGGCGGATGGGTGTATTTTGGATACTTGATGCAATACACGAGTTTCATGACCACGCAAACGTGCAACAGTTATACAAAAGAACTCACGGATTCTGTGAAAATATTTGTTGGAAGTTCGTTGTGTTTGACCACACTCAACCTCTTGGCTGCAACAAGAAACATCTGCAACGTTGCTGCAAACGAGGTGAGTGTGCGGAACATCGACAATATGTATTGCAGCCTGATGACAACCATTCTGTTATTATCAGTGTCCGGCATAATTGGGTTGACGATGTTTGGAATGACATCCGGCATGACCGACATTCAATGTTCCAATGAAAACGCTGAGATTGGATTGAAATTGGCGGTGTATGGTGTTGTTTGGATTGCGTTTGTTGAAATACTTTGGATACTGTTTTATGTAGTGGGGCCATTCATGTCCATTGTGGTTGCAAATGCCAAGTTGCACCTTCTGTTCAGTCTATGCATCAACATGATGAAAAAATGCAACGAACGGCGGATCGGTGTCGTCGTCAGCGAACATTCCATGCCAAAATACAATACAACCCACATAACCGTGCCAATGCCGGTCAAAGAATACCCCAAGGCGGTGTGTTCCATTTGTTATGACAACTCCATTACATTGTTGCTGGAACCATGCAACCATGTTTGCATGTGTCACGTGTGTTATGAATCCTTAGTGACCAAAGAGTGTCCCATGTGCAAAACAAAAATAGCAACAACCCGAAAAATCTATTTTGCAAGCCCCGTAATTTGAGTTCAATGCGAAAAACTTGTTTACGGGTTTATTATGTTTTTAGCATGATGTTTTTATTCATTCACTATATTCATTGAATTTCTCTCTAATTTGAAATTCAATAAGACCCATCAAACCCAACCCGATGATAAACTATTGTTATTATTTAGCGTACAAT